GTTCGTTCCGGAACTGGAAGCCGCCGGCGTGAAGGTCATCGTCACCAACGCCTCGCAGATGGGCCAAGCCTGCAGCGCGATCGACAACGAGCTGCCGGACGGGTTGATCTCGCACACCGGAGACAAGCGGATGCTCGACGCACTCAAGTCGGCGTCGAAGCGTCTGATTGGCACCGGTGGCGCCTGGGCTTGGGATCGGCGCGGCGAGTTCGTCATCACGCCGATGGTCGCAGTCACACTCGCACGCTTCGGACTGTGGGCCGAAGTGGAAGAACCCGAACCCGATTCGGTCTACGAGACCGAAGAACTCTTCGTCGTCTAGGAGACCCATGCAATACAAGCACTTGCACGCCAAACCGAGAGTGGTCGTCAATCTGCTCTCAGGCTCAGCTGTCAGCGGCGTCGTCGTCTCCAGTCGCGGCCCGCTGTTGGCACTCAAATCCGCTGTCATCCACGAAGGCCAGCAAGACGGCGTCCCCGCTGACGGCGAGGTCGTCGTCGACAAGGCGAACATCGACTTCATTCAAGCGCTGTAGGGGGTGACGGTATGGCATTTGTCGCCACCGAAGGGAAGCTGAAAAGCCTCTCACGACTGGAGCTTCCGCCCGCGAGCAGACTGCAGCTCACCGATTCGCTGTCGATGGCGTACTACGAGCTGTGGCGTAAGCAGTCCGCGGTCCGGATGACGGTGAACTTCCTCGCCCGTAACACCGCGCAGCTCGGCATTCACGTCTTCGAGCGTCGCGGCGACGACGATCGGCGGCGCGTCACAAAGCATCCGCTCGCGGCGTTGATGCGCAAGCCGCATCCACTCACCACTCGTTATCGGCTGATCGACGATCTGGTGCACGATCTCGCGATCTACGACCGGGCATACTGGCAGAAGATCCTCACCAAGGATGGCCTCACGGCGCTGGCCAGGATACCTCCGGACTTCGTGACCGAGAAGGGTGAGAGTTGGCTGCATCCTGAATATTTCGAGGTCAAGGGCAGTTCGGGGAAGATGGATGTTCCGGCCGATCAAATCGTGTATTTCCACGGCTACTCGAACACCGGTATTGCCGGGGACTCGCCACTCGAAGGTTTGCGACAGACGCTCGCGGAGGAGTTCGAGGCGTCGAACATGCGCTCACAGGTCCTGCGCAACGGAGCTCGTGTCAGTGGTTACATCGAACGGCCCGTCACCGCGCCGAAGTGGGAACGTGAAGCGCGGATGCAGTTCAGGGAAGGGTGGCGCGCCCAGTACACGGGCAACGGCCCTCAGTCCGGCGGAACACCCGTCCTCGAAGAGGGCATGACCTTCAAGAACGCGTCGCAGACCGCTGAACAATTGCAGTACATCGAGGCGCGCAAGCTGACCCGCGAAGAGGTTGCGGCGGCGTACTTCATCCCAGGGTCAATGGTCGGACTCATGGGTGGGGCCACGTACTCAAACATCCAGGAACAGCACAAGATGCTGTATCAGGACACCCTCGGGCCGCTGCTCCAGCAGATCAAGGAAGAGATCGAACTGCAGCTCGTCCCGGATCTCGCGGACGAGGAGTTGTACGTCGAGTTCAACATCGACGGAAAGCTCGCCGGTTCGTTCGAGGAGCGAGCCTCCGCGATTCAGACCTCGGTGGGCGGTCCATACATCTCCCGCAATGAGGCCCGTGCCCGCGAGAACCTTCCGCCGGTGCCCGGCGGCGACGAGCTGATCACACCCCTGAACGTCATCATCGGCGGCCAAGCCTCCCCGAGTGACATCACCCCGACCGAGCCCGGCGTCTCCAACGGCACCGAGCCCCCGGCCGCCGAAGAAACCGAGGAGGAAACGCAGTGAGAACCAAAAGCACTGCAGCACAGATCAAAGCCGAACCGCCGGACGAAACCGCCGGTGAGAGCGGCATCTTCACCGCCTATGCCAGCGTGTTCGGCAACATCGACAGCTACGGCGAGATCGTCATGCCGGGCGCATTCAAGGCCGACCTTAAGCGGTGGGCCGAGAAGGGTGACCCGATCCCGCTTCTGTTCGGGCACAACATGGGTGATCCCGACTTCAACATCGGACACCTACTCTCGGCCGAAGAGGACGACATCGGGCTGAAGGTCAAAGCGCAGATCGACCTCGACTCCCCGAAGGGTCCGTACACGTACAAGCTCCTCAAGGAGCGGCGGATCTCGCAGATGTCCTTCGCGTTCGACGTCCTCGACGGCGCACCATCCAAGCGCCCGAAGGCGGACGGTGACGGCGAGGACGAGGTCTTCGAACTGAAGACCCTCAAGCTGCACGAAGTCTCGGTAGTGCCACTCGGCGCCAACCAGGAAACCGACGTCCTCATGGTCAAGGCCGGCCGTGCTCTCTCGTCCAAGAACGAGGACTCACTGCGCAGCGCTTACGAGGCAATCGGGCAGGTGCTCGACTCCATCGGTCCGGCGGAATCGCCGGAGAAATCCCCGGCGGTCCATCGCCGAAACCTCGCTGCGGCAGACGCTCTCAGCGTGGAGCTTTCACTCATCTAGCCCTTGAAAGGGGTACGCCATCATGGCATCCAGCATTCGTATTGCCCGGCTCAAGGGCGAGGCCGCAGAAGCGGTCAAGAACATGAAGCTCATCGCCACCAAGGCCGACGACGAATCTCGCGACCTCACCGCCGACGAGCAGGCCGAGTTCGACAAGTTCAAGACCCAGGCCGAAGAGCTCGTCAAGAACATCCAGGCAGCGACAGCTGACGCTGCGATCATCTCGGCAGCGGACACCCTCGCCAAGCAGGTCGGAGCGGAACCGGCAGAGGAGACCGAATCCGACGACGCCACGAAGGCGAAGGCGCAGTCCCTCGGCCTCCAGGTGGTCGGCTCTGCGCAGTTCAAGGCCGCGATGTCGCCGTACAAGGGTGCCGGGCAGGTCCCCGAGCGTTCGCGCTTCCAGACTGACCCGATCGGCGTGAAGGGCCTGTTCGTCGGCGCATCGCCCACCTCTGGCGGTGCGTTCGTCACGCCCGAGCAGACCGGCATCGTCGAGATGCTCGGCCGCAAGGAACTGACCATTCGCAACCTGGTCAGCGTTCGGCGCACCGGCTCCGACACCGTGGAGTACGTCCGTCAGACGACGCACACCAACGCCGCGGCTGTCGTCCCTGAGGCAACCTCTTCGGCGGCACCGACCGCACCGGCATCCGGTGGCGGCGCACTGATCCCCAACCCCGGCGGCGGCTACAAGCCTGAAGGCAGTTGGGCATTCGAGCGCAAGACGGCGGTCGTCAAGACCATCGCCGAGTGGGTGCCGGCTACCAAGCGGGCCCTCGCCGACGTTGCAGCCCTGGAAGGGCTGATCAACGACGAACTCCGTGCCGACATCGCAGAGAGGGAAGAGGAGCAGATCCTCAACGGCACCGGATCCGGTGAAGACTTCACCGGCATCAACGCCACGTCGGGCATCCAAACCCAGGCGTTCACCGAGGATCTGTTCGCCACTGCCCGCAAGGCGATCACCAAGGCCCGCACCATCGGCCGCGTCGCGCCGACGGCATGGGTCGTCTCTCCTGAAACGCAGGAGTTCATCGACCTGGCACAGGACGGCGAGGGTCGATACCGCAACGGTGGACCGTTCGCCTTCGGGCCCCGCACCCTGTGGGGTCTGCCGACCGTCGAGTCCGAGTCGCAGTCGGGTGACCAGATGCTGCTCGGCGACTTCTCCAAGGCTGTGTTGTGGGACCGTGAGCAGACCACTGTCACGGTCACAGACTCGCACGCGGACTTCTTCATCCGCAACATGGTTGCCGTTCTCGCCGAGTGCCGAGAGGCGTTCGCTGTCACCCGCCCGGCTGCGTTCGTGAAGGTCGCAACCCACGCTTAACTCGCTCGCCCTGGCCGGTCTCGCCACCGGTCGGGGCGGCGGGCCGACCGGGAAGGAGGACGAGATGGAACTCGACATCTACGAAGTCGAAGTCAACGGCCGAATCGCCACACTGCAACTCAGCGCAGACGACGCGAAAGCTCGCGGTCTGACACCGAGGACCAAGGCGACACCCGCGCCGGCCAACAAGGCGCGCACCCGCTCCCGCAGCAAGGCGGTCTGACATGGATCCGCTGATCGGTATCGAACAGTTCACCGAACTGATGGCCGGCACCGGCCTCGAAGAGTGGCGTCTCAACGTCGCCTCCGGTGCCGTGCGGTCGTACTGCGGTTGGCACGTCGCACCGGTGCTCGAGGAAACCGTCACACTCGACGGTGACGGCGGGACCGTGCTGATTCTGCCGACCTTGAGGCTGGTCTCGCTCGACGAGGTCCGTGTCCAGGGTGTGGCAGCTGCGGATGTGCAGTGGTCCACGCACGGCGTCATCGAGGGGCGATGGCCGAAACGGCGTCGCTCGATCGAGGTGGACATGCATCACGGCTACGACGCACCGGCGGATCTGCTCGGCGTCGTCCTCGATGCTGCAGCGCGGGCGGTCAATTCGGAACTCGGCGGTCACGCGGAAACGATCGGCCCGTTCAGCTTCTCTGCATCGGAAGGCTCGACGGCACTCTTCGATCATGAACTCCGGGTGCTTGATCGCTACCGATTGCCGAGCCTGCCATGAGCGAAGAAGTGTTCCGTATCCGGCGCAATCCGGGTGGGCTCGACGACAACAATGATCCGGTCGCCTCGTCCGTCACGCGCCAGAAGTTGAAGGCGAAGGCTGTAGCCCCAGGTGCATCGAAGCGCAATGCGTCACTGGCACGTCAGGGCGAGACCGTCGAGCACACCGTGTATTTCATGCCGGCCCCGGATCTGACCAACGACGACGAACTCGAAATACGGGGCCTCGTCTGCAAGGTCCGGATCTTGGATTGGCGGTCCGCGTTCGGCACTGGCCGGCGCGGACTTGAAGTCCTGGCTGTGACCGGAAGGGGCTGACCATGGCTGCGAAGTTCAAGCTCGACCACGCCGGCGTCCGTGAAATTCTGAACTCGCCCGAGGCGCAAGCGGCGTGCATGGAACTGGCGAATCAGGTGGCAGGCAACGTGTCCGTCAAAGACGGCGTCGATGTGACCGTGACACCATCCCGCACAGATCGCGCAGGGGCGCACGTGACTATCGCGCATCCTGGTGGGTTGGCGATGCAGGCCAAGCGTGGCGCTCTCACCAGGGCTGCCGCCTCCGTCGGTCTCACCGTGAGACCGCGGTGAAGGCGCAGCGTCAACCAGGTGAGGCCGCTGTTCCGGTAAAGGATTTCCTCGCCTCCCGGTTGGCGGTATCGCAGCCGGGCGTGAAAGCGGCACTCAACCTGGATCCGAAATGGCGCCCTGACACTGGCGGCGTCGTCTCCGATCCGGCGGTTGTGGTGTTCGATGATTCAGGCCCGCTCGATTGGCCCGTGTCATCGACTCACCAGATTCGTGTAACGGTCTGGTCGAATTCGCGGACTCGTTCGCGTGCCATCGCCAAGCAGTGTCTCGGCTGGCTGTTGTGCATCAAAGTTCCTGGCATCAGCCACGTCTCACCTGGCTCCAACCTCATCGACGACCTGGACCCCGACAACGAGGGCCGCATGGCGTCTTTCACGGTCAACGCGAAGGTGCGGACCGTTTCTCTCTGATCGCCACCGCGGTGGCCCAATCCCCTGAAAGGGGTGCTTTTCTATGTCCGGACTTATCAATCCCGACCTGTCTCGGATCTGGGACGAGGCCGAGGTCTACGTCATCTTGAACCAGGACGTCCCGGCCGGCGGCATTTCGTCGGTAACCCCGGCGACTGTCGACGCCCCGATCGCCGCGGCCTGGGAGTTCGTCGGCCTGCTCGATGCAGCCAAGGGAATCCCTGTGACTCCCGCGATCGAGGTCACGCACTACGACGGTTACGGCCATCCGCGGTACCGATCGAAGGCGAAGAAGGGCACGCTGACGACCGGCTTCACCGCGCTCGAAGACAACTCGGTCACCCGCAAGCTGGTCCTTCCCGGATCGGCCCCCGGCAAGATTGGTGCGCCGAAGAACATTCGCGGCTACACCCTGTACGTGCTGCGTGACGAGGACATCGCCACCGACATTCGCGTGTCGACGCGGCCGGCGCTCTTCGAGTTGGCCAGCCACAGTGGCGCGATCGAGGGCGCGCAGGAGGCGTACGAGATCACCTGCCATCACGCCAATGACGCCAATGGCGACGTCTTCGATCGCATCGAGACCGAAACCCCTTAGACGCCGCGCCGGACCCTGATCCCGAACCCGACGCGGCGTTCGCCCCCGAGGACGACGACCCGGACGAGGGCGTCTGATACCCCGGCCGCCAGCAGTGTGCAGCCTGCTGGCGGCCGGTTCCCAAAGCTGCACAACCCTTTCTGCACGAAGGAGCACGCATGAAGCCCACAGTCGGACGCATCGTCCACTACCAGTCCTACGGAACCCCGAACGGTGAGTACCTGCCGGAGCCACGCGCAGCGATCGTCACAAAGGTGGGCGGGCAGTTCGTGAACGACGACACCGTAGGCCTCTGCATCCTGAATCCCACCGGGCAGTTCTTCAACACCTCCGTCCCATACGCCGAGGAACCCACACCGG